ATCGAGGAGAAGTGGGCGCACACTGACATGCTGCTGGCGATCCACAAGCCAGACCCCACAAAATCGCGCGGCCAGTATCTGGACCTTCTGCGGGTTTCCATCGAGGAAGACCCGTTTTGCCCGCGAAACGCCTTCTACTACTGCCGAGAACTCAGCTTCCACGGGCACTGGGTTGACGCCATCATACAGGGACATCGCTACCTAAACTTACCCAAGGCGACATGGCCGAATGAACGCTGCTACGCCATGCGGACTATGGGCCGCTGCTACGCGGAGCTTAATCAGCCCGATGGCGCCCGCGAGTGGTTCACCAAGGCCGCCAATGAAGCCCCAGACACCCGCGAACCGTGGTGCGAACTGGCTATGCTGGAGTACCGCCACGGCAACTGGCAGGCCTGCTACGACGCCGCTACGCGCGCCCTACAGATCACAAACCGAGAGCTTGTCTACACCGTCGATCCGGCTGTCTGGGGTTCGCAGCCCCATGATTTGGCCGGGATCGCCGCCTGGAACCTCGGAATGAAAGACATTGCCATAGAGCAGGCGCAATTGGCCGTAGATAAAGAGCCGTGGGACGAACGCCTAAAAGCCAATTTGTCTCTATATAGGTCTGAAAACGACATGGCGGCGTAACTGGAAATGCAATAGAAACTTTGGTAATGTCGCCAAAGCGGCCTAGTCGGCGAGCGGGACACTCCCATGAGCAATCCAAATACGAACCCGCTGACGTACAACGGCTACATCACGCAAGTGGCCACGATGGCCATCGTGAATACGCAAACCGTAAGCGGCGTTGTACAGGGTGTTGACGCCGCCTTCAACAGCATCACTCCCATGATGCTGGACTACGCCGAATTGCGTATTCAGCGTGACCTCGATCTTCTCCCGCTGCAGACTAGCCGCACTTACACCACCACGTCCGGCTCCAATATGCTCACAATTTCGGTCAACGACTTTGTGACTTTGCAATCATTTGAAGTATCCGCGTCTGACGGCAGCACGACGCCCCTTCTTCCGGCGACGAAGGAGTTTTTGCAAAACGTCTACGGCGGCTCCTCGACCACCGGGACGCCCGCCTACTTCGCTATGTACGGTGGCGACCTATCAACCGGCGGCAACACCAGTAACATCATCATGTATGGGCCGTATGCCGACAGCGCCTACCCGGTAACTGTGACCGGCACTATCCGGGCTCCTAGCCTCTATCAATACGCCAATCCGTCCCAGGCGGGCACCTCCACGACCTTTATCAGCACCTACTACCCAGACCTTCTGGTCATGGCCAGCATGGTCTACATCAGCGCCTACCAGCGTAACTTCGGGCGCGGCAGCGATGACCCCGCGATGGCGCAGAGCTACGAGGGCCAGTACCAGTCCCTGCTGCGGGGCTCGATTGGCGAGGAATACCGCAAGAAGTTTGAGGCGTCGGCTTGGTCCTCACTCTCCACTTCGCCGCCCGCCACGCCGACGAGGTAAGCCATGCCTCACGCAAGCGTTACGCTCACCCCCGGCGTCAACCAGAATGAAACCCCCGTCCTTAATAAAACGGGCGTCTCGTCATCTCAGCTTATTCGCTACATTTATGACCCGCAGCTTGGCGGCCTGATCCAAAAACTGGGCGGATGGACCAAGTACTACCCCAACACCATGTCCGCGATTGTGCGCGCCCTGTGGGCTTGGGAAGATGACAACTCAACTTCACATCTCGCCGTCGGCACCGAAAACGTCAGCACGACCGCGACCCTATCTGTCATCACCAATGGCGTGCAGCAATCAATTACACCGCAGACATCCGCAGACAGCGTATCCGCAGTTGTGTCGTCAACTTCCGGCAGCAGCTACTTTCTTATTACCGATACGACGACTGAAAACCTGACAAATTACGATTCAGTCTATATCGCAACGCAAATCAGCGTCGGCGGCGTCGTGCTTTTCGGCTTGTATCCTATTGACCCCAATGGCTACATCAGCGTGACGCAGTACACTGTTCAGGCCCTAAATCTTCTGGGGGCGCCGCAGCCTGCGTCGTTTACTTCCGCCACGTCGTCATTCACCGGCTCTATTTCCGGCACGACGCTGACGGTTTCAAGCGTCACCGGAACTGTCCAAGTCGGACAAACCATTACAGGGACCGGAGTTACGGCGGGTACATTTATCGTTTCAGGAAGTGGCACGTCCTGGGTTGTTAACAATAGCCAAACTGTATCCAGCGAGGCCATGACGGGCAGTCCGTCTTCGGTTCCCGCATTGCTGACAACGAATGCGTCGCCCAATGTCACCGTAATCCTGCAAAATCATGGATACACTGCTGGAAGCACGTTCCCGATCCTTGTTTCCACGCCCATCGGCGGTGTGCAATTTTACGGGAACTACATTGTCCAGTCGGTTACCGACGCCAACACGTTCGTCATCACTAGCGGCACGCTGCCGACCTCTACTACCTCGGGCTACATCAACGGCGGCAACGCCTACTACATCTACTGCTTTGGCGTCGGGGCGATCCCAGCTGGGACCGGATACGGCATAGGCGGATACGGCACTGGCGGATACGGCACTGGCACTGCCATCACTCCCGCCACCGGCACAAATATTGCCGCCATTGACTGGACAATGGACAATTGGGGGAACGTGTTGATTGCATGTCCCAATACGCCTACAGCGTCCGGTCTTCCGCAATTCGACCCCATCTATCAGTGGGACGCCACTGGAGGATCCCCGACAGCTACGGTTATCCAGCAGGCTCCCCCGGTCAATACGGGGGTTCTCGTGGCGATGCCACAAAGGCAAATCATTGCCTACGGCTCAACCTTCACAGGGATTGTTGATCCCCTTTTGGTGAGGTGGTGCGACGTCAATAATTACGGCGTGTGGGTCGCTCAAGTTACCAACCAAGCTGGCTCATACCGTATCCCCAAGGGCTCCCGCATCGTGGGTGCTATCCAGGCCGCACAGCAAACCCTGCTGTGGACCGATATCGGCTTGTGGTCGATGCAGTACATCAGCCAGCCCTACGTCTACGGGTTCAACGAGGTCGGCACGGGATGCGGCCTGATCGCCAAGAAGGCGGCAGCCTCAATCAATGGCGTTGTCTACTGGATGGGGCCATCTCAGTTTTTCACCCTGGCGGGTGGCGGCGTTCAGACCGTTCCGTGCCCGGTCTGGGACGTCATTTTCCAAGATATTGACCAGAACAACACAGACAAAATCCGCGTGGCGGTGAACTCGCGGTTTAACGAAATCTCTTGGTTTTATCCTACCTCCACGAGCATCACCGGCTCCATCTCTGGCACAACCCTGACCGTCTCCTCGATCCCGCAGAACGGCAAGATTGTCGCCGGTCAGACGCTGTCTGGCGCGGGCGTCTCCGCCGGGACGAAGATTGTATCCGGCGGCGGATCGACGTGGACCGTAAGCATTTCGCAGACGGTGGCCTCCGAATCCATGACGGTAAGCGGAGAAGTCACCAGCTACGTTAAGCTGAACGTCGGACTAAACGCTTGGGACTTCGGCGTCCTCGGGCGCACGGCCTGGGTTGATCAGTCCGTTCTCGGCCCTCCAATCGGGGCGGACCCAAACACAAAGTACCTATATCAGCACGAAACCTCTACTGACGCTGATGGTCAGGCGATGCTGTCCAGCTTCCAGACCGGCTACTACGCCATGTCCGAAGCTGACGTTAAGATGTTCGTGGATGAAGTGTGGCCGGATATGAAATACGGCTACTACGGCGGCTCGCAGAGCGCGACTATTAGCATGACGTTTTACACTACCGACTTCCCCGGCCAGACGCCGCAAGTCTTCGGTCCCTTTACCTTCAATCAAGCCACGACGTTCTTTTCTCCCCGCTTCCGGGGGCGTCTGACTTCGATTGCGGTATCCAGCAGTGACGTCGGGTCGTTCTGGCGAATTGGTGGCATCAGATATCGCTATCAGCAGGACGGGAAATATTAATGTCCTCTCTCTCAGACATCCTGACGACAGCCAAAAACATCGTCACCGCCGTCAATGGCGCCGCGCAAAACTACCTCAATGTGCAGGGCGCGCAGAGCTTGGCGGGCATTACGTCGGCCACAGTCGTGAAGGCGTCTTCAGGCCGGGTCGCTGTCGTAAGCGTCGTGGTCGCGGGGTCGGCTGCTGGCGCGATCTACGACGCCAACTCGGCTTCCGCCACGACCAACAAGCTGTGGACGATCCCTACGACCATTGGACTGACTACGATTAACCTTCCCACCAACTACGGCATTGTCGTGGCCCCCGGTACGGGCCAGACCGTCGCCATCAGCTACTCGTGAGGACATCATGCCGTTAAAAAGTGGTTCCTCACAGAAAACAATCTCCTCGAACATTTCCGAGATGATCTCGGCTGGCCATCCGCGCGATCAGGCGATTGCGGCGGCATTGAATACGGCGCGGGAAGCTAAGGCTGGCGGTGGCGGCCTCTACGCCAACATCCACGCCAAGCAGGAGCGCATCGCCCACGGCTCGCATGAGCATATGCGTAAGCCTGGGTCTGAGGGCGCTCCGACGAATGAGGCCTTTAAGCAGTCGGCGCGCACGGCGAAGGCTGGCGGGGGCGAGGCCAAAAATAAGAACTACGGATCGCACAAGGGGCGACCCTTCTGGTCTGGCGTTTACGACACAAGAGACGGTTTCATCAGGGAAACGCACCCCTATGAGCGGGCAGAAAGAGCGGATTTTCACCATTCATTCTATGTGAGTCCGCAGTCTCAAGAAGCCATGGGCAACGGAGAGGCTGGCTTTTTTTGGATGGAGCCAAACAATAAAGTGCAAACAAATTGGAGGGAGGGCGAGGCCCCGACCCACATTGTAAATGCCATTCGATCGCAGCTTGATCCGGTGAAGCCAGAAACCGGACGCACCGCCAAGGCTGG